TTTCGTTTTTACCTGAGTATATGGAAGGCCCGCATACAAAAGAAGAGCACGAAGAGTTAGAAAAACATAATCAAGTATTAAAACAGCTAATGGAGAGAGAATGCCGGCAGTAACTAGAATAGGAGATGCAGATGTGACTCACTGCTCTGGTATGGTAAGAGCAGAAGGGTCTCCTGATGTTTTTTGCAATAGTATTCCAGTTTCAAGGCAAGGTGATCATAACACACCTCATTTATTACCTGGATCACCATGCCCTTCTCATACTGCTCCAATCACCATTGGTAGCACTACAGTGTTTATCAATAGTAGAGGATGCGGTAGAATTGGTGATGCAATTACTAGCTGCACATCCGTAGCGCAAGGTTCACCAAACGTGTTCGCCGGGGGTTAAATGGCACTAATAAGAAACAATAAGAAAATTGTAAATGCGTTAAATCCTGTAACTCAGTTTAGTGACATGCTGAACAATTTTAATACCTTCTTCAATAAAAATGATCTAGCACTTTATACGAACGAAGAAGCTGTAAAGAATTCTATAAGAAATCTATTGCTTACGAATAGAGGTGAGAGATTTTTTAATCCTGATCTTGGAAGTGATATACGATCTCTTCTATTTGAAAACATGTCAACAGTAACAAGCAACAACTTAAAAGTGTTAGTTACTAATACTATTGAAAACTATGAGCCTCGCGCCGAGCTATTAGATGTATCGGTAGTTCCTGATTTTGAAAATAATGCATATGCAATAACTATAGTTTTTAACGTAATAAATAATTCTGACCCAGTATTTTTAGAGCTATTACTTAATAGGGTAAGATAATGTCCAATACTAGTATAAATCTTGTCAGCTTAGACTTTGACAAGATTAAAGAAAATCTTAAACAATACCTACAGAGAAGTGAATCCCCCTTCAAAGATTATCTCTATGAAGGCTCAAATATTTCTTCTTTGCTTGATATCCTATCCTATAACACCTACTTAAATAGCTTTTATGTAAATATGATAGGTAGTGAAATGTTTCTTGACTCAGCGCAGTTAAGAGATAGTGTGGTATCGCATGCAAAAGAACTAGGATATGTTCCTAGATCTTTTAGATCTGCAGTTGCTACGGTAAGTTTTTCTATTACCCCTGCTACGCCGTTAGGGGGACTGGTAATTCCAAAAGGTACTTCATTTACTACTAAAGTTGGAAGTAATACCTTTTCTTTTGCGGTAGAAGAGACGGTCTCCATAGTCGCTAACACAGATGGTAAATTCTACGCTAACTTAGATATTTACGAAGGTATCTTTACATCTGATTCATTCGTAATTAATTCTTCAAACACCGCACAGAGATTTGTACTAAGCAACCCAACTATTGATACAAGAAGTATTACAGTTACCGTAGTTGAAAATAATGGTGCAAATGTTACACCTTACAAGAGGGCCACTTCATTTTTAGGTCTTACATCTCAATCAGAAGTATATTTTCTACAAGCTGCAGAAAACGAGCAATATGAAGTATTGTTTGGTGATGGAGTGGTAAGCAAGAGACCAAAAAATGGTTCAACTATAATAGTAGAATATAGAACCTGTAACGGTCAATTACCTAACGGCGCTTCAAGCTTTACTATTGATGGTCCAATTCAAGGTCAATCTAATATATCTTCTATTGTAACTGAAGTAGAAGCAATAGGAGGTGAGGTTAATGAGGATATAGAAGCAGTTAGATTTAACGCGCCTAGACATTATCAGAACCAAGAGAGAGCCATTACAACGAGCGATTATGAAAGCTTACTTAAGAGCAACTTTCCTGAGATTTCCGCCGCTGCAGCTTTTGGTGGGGATGAGTTAGAGCCTCCTATTTTCGGTAAAGTTTATGTGTCTATCGATATTGAAGGGCTAGATGGAATTCCAGAAGTAATAAAGACAAGATATTATAATTTTTTAAAGGCTCGTTCACCACTATCCATTGATCCTGTCATAGTAAATCCTGAGTTTACATACTTAGATGTATTCTCTAAAGTCAGATATAATGTAAATATAACATCTCTTAAAACCACCGATTTAAGGTCTATAGTAAGTGCAAGAATAAGCCAATTTAATACGGATAATCTCTCTAACTTTAAGAAGACATTTAGATTTAGTAAGCTAGTCAATGCTATTGATAGTGCGCATTTAAGCATTATCAGTAATGACACTTACGTACGACTTTACAAAGAAATAATTCCTGATGAAGTAGTACCTCTAGATTTTATACTAGAATTCGGTATTCCATTAAGCACTTATAATAACGTGACTTCTCCTGAAGTAGGAGCAGAGACATCTTCTATTATATCTTCTAATTTTATTTTTGATAACAAGCTTTGTCATCTACAGGATGATGGTAAAGGAAACATTAATATTGTTTCGATGATTAATGGTATTGATACGGTTATTAAGAATGTAGGAGTAGTTAACTATAGTATAGGCAGAATTGATATTAGACAGTTCGCTGCAAGATACACTGGAAGTAGTATAAGAATTTATTGTGATACAGTTGATAAAGATGTTTCTGCTAATAGAAATAATATTCTAACTATACGAGACAGTGACATTTTAGTAGAAGTACAACAGGTGCGTGAATGAGAGAAGTTGAAAAGACAGTAAGTAATTTTATTGAGAGCCAGTTTCCCGAATTTTATAGGGAAGAAGGTCCTATCTTTGTCTTGTTCATGCAAGAATACTATAAGTGGCTAGAAACACATTACACGTATGCAGAGCTGGAGGACCCTACTGGGTTTAATGTTGGTAATACTGTATCTCAAGGCAGCGCCACAGGATCTATAGAAAGTAAAAGTGGCAATTTTATTTTAATTAGAAACACCGGTACTGATATATTTAAATGTCGTATTTTCTGTGCTGAGTTAATTCCTATAACCAGTAGTAGCGGCAGTGTCACCTTTATTAACAGAGTAAGTTCTCCAAGTGCAATTTTTCAATCAAGAAAACTACTAGACAACAGAGATTTAGATAAGACCGCTGACTTCTTTTTGTTTTACTTTAAGGAGAAGTATCTTAAAGGAGTTCAGTTTACTTCTCTCACTAATAGAAAAAACTTGGTTAAGGCAGCACTTGATTTATACAGATCGAAGGGCAGTGAAAGGTCCGTCGATCTAATTTTTAAGCTTGTTTTTGGCACTAATGCAGAGATTTACTATCCTGGATTAGATATTTTGAAACCATCAGATGGCAAATGGTTTAAGCCTTCATTTTTAGAAACAACTAAAACAGCTAGAAATGCAAGCTTCGTGGGTAGACAAATTACCGGTAGCCTATCCGGGGCTACTGCTTTCGTCGAAGCTGTAATAACTAGAAATGTTAAGAATAAAATTCTAGATGTATTTTACTTAAGCAACGTAAAGGGTAATTTCATTAGAGGTGAAAGAGTAACAGATGACGGCCTCTTAAAAAATTCTCCTAAGGTAACTGGTTCATTAACATCTATTAACCTTACACTTTCCGGTTCGGGGTTTAAAGTAGGTGAGATTGTAGATTTGGTAAGTACAGAGGGTATTAATGGTAAAGCAGTAATAAAAGAGATTATTACTGAAACTGGAGTTGTTCGGTTTAACTTAGTGGATGGAGGCTGGGGATTCTCTACCAATGCAAGTAGCATTGTGTCAACTAAAGTAGTTTCTGTAAGTAATAAAGCAAATGTAAATACTGCTATTACAGACTTTGAGCTGTTCGAGACAATAACCCAAAACCTTCACAGTGTAGGTCTAAATGATGTTACTGGCACTATAGAAAAAAATGATGTGCTGGTTAATCCTACCGGCTCTAATGGAGTAGTAGTTTTTACTAATATAGTTACTGGAACAAATAGTGGTCTAATAATAGTCAATACTCGAACTGGTAACACTTTAGCTAACTCTAGCCTTAAGATTTTAAATAAACAGATAGTAGTAACCAATACAGCTGTAAGCTACCCGGTAGGTTCAGTTGTCAATCAAGCAAACGCTACTGGTGGTCTAATTACTAGAGGTGTAGTAAATAGTGTTTCTAATGTAACTATTCTCACCATTAACTCAACTCCAATAATCACAGGTTCCGGGTTTCACGTTGGGCAGTATGTGGTTCAATCTGGCAGTGGTGCAGCGGGTGTAGTATCGGCTACTCCATATACAAGTTATCACGGGTTTACTAACGTTTCTCACATAGCACTTAAAAATGTTACAGGTACTTTTAATAATACCGGTGCATTAACTGCTTATCCGAGTCAATCTAATCTAACTTCAGAAGCTACCGCTACACCTAATACTGCTACCCTTGGATATCAATATTTCTTAGATAGAAGTGCTGCTCTAACATCAGGTAACTCACAATGGTTTACCAGTAATACCATATCTAATAATAGCTTTGGTAATACTCGAATAATAATTTCTACGGATATTGGCGGACTAATAGCTAACAGTACAAACGTTAAAGCGTCGGCTAGCGTGATGGGAAAAAACTCTACTAGCCTAGGATTAACTACACTAGTTAATTCCTTCTATGATGCAGCTAATAATTTAATCATAGGTAGTTCATCAAATACCACAGGCACTATTACTTTCATTTCAACAGGAACAGGTGCTAATTTAAGTATCAGTAGTATTACAGACGCTGAGACAGTACGGCTTGCATTAGATCTTATATCTTCTAACAACTTTGGGTTAGTTAAATACAGAGATATTTTAGTATCTGGAAGCAACTCTAACAGTACCTTTAATTTTGTATCGGATGTTTTAGTACAGGATGGTGGATCTGGGTACGATAATACTGATATTGTAACATTTACTGGAGGTTTTGGCACTCCAGGAACAGGTGTAGGAAATGCCAGCATAACAACTGACTCAAGCGGTATTATAACATCTGTATCTCTATCAGCTAATGTTGGTACTAATGTAGTTTCTACACCTGCAGTTTCTATAGTTAATTCTACTGCTGGAGCAACAAACGGCACTGGTGCTACTCTAGTACCGATATTTTCTTTAGGGTTTATAAAATTACCTGCTGCTGATCTAGATAGTCACACTATCTATCAGATGTTAAGATTTGATGACTATACTATTGGTACTATTGCAGGCTTTAAAAATATTAACCCAGGTGAAAATTACAACGCACCGCCGTTTGTTACTTTTATTCAACCAGAGGTAGCAGGGTATGAAAGATATGATTTCATACTTAATCTTGCAAATACAGCTGGCGCGTTCGAGACGGGGGAAAATGTTACTCAGATAACATCAACAATCGCCGGTACTGAAATTACTGGTAATACAATAACTGGCAATACCGACTTTGCAGATGGAGAGCGAGTAGTAACTACCGATGGCATCTCAATAGTTGGTGATGTATTAGTTAGTTTAAGCACTAATACCGGTGCTGATTTTACAGTTAGACTAGTAAGTACTAGCGGCTCATTTACTAATACTGTAATTGCAAGTAAACTTACTGTGAGTAATACTACTAACTTTAGATTAGAAAGTACTGTCAAACAAGGATCCGGAGCAAGTGAGGCTAACGGGGTAGTGGCTGCAACAAATAGTACAGTGGTTGTAGTTAAGAATGTTAATGGAATATTCCAAGCCAACAGCACTTTAGTAACTAGCTCAAAGGGTGGTAATGCTACTATAACAGCCGTTGATAATGCGTATAAAATTTACAAGCTAACCGGTCAAACTTCTAATGCCACGATTGAAATAACTAATACTGGTTCATATGGATATACTTCTATAGCTAGAGGGCTTGTCAGATCTTACACATCTTCTAACAACACTCTAGTTGTTCGAGGAAAAACGTTATTTGCAGAGTTTAACAGTACTCCTGGAAACAAGATATTTGGGATTAACTCAGGTGCTAATTCCGAAGTTGTTAGTGTTATGACTGATTGGACTTCTAATGTTGCCGGTTTTAATGCTATTATTTCATCTAATGTTACAACCTCTCAAGGAGCGATAGGAAGAATAGAAATAGTGGATTCCGGGTTAGGTTATGCTAATGGTGAAACTATTACGATCAACTCAAGCGAAGGTGGCCAG